CGGCGACTTACGGTCAATTTGGGTACGTACTCAACCACGGGATGCACGTAACTGCATCTATACTGCGATACTATGCTCATAAATGAGATTGCGCATCGCGGTCGGTCTACCGGACTGGGGGGGGGAGGTTGTCACGCTCCATGATCCTTGCCCTTGGAAGCCTCACCCTTTCTCAATGTACTTCAACGCATAATCAGCCATGTCCGGGTGAGGGAACACAACCGTCTGGATAAGGTCCAGCTTCTCGCACAATATGGCATCTTCAATGTACAACTGAGACGCAACGGAAATGCCATACATCTTCTCAAACAGCAACCTGGTGTCGCGTGAGGGTGCAAACGGTCTGATGAGCCGTTCATCTCTGGGTATTTGACTGGTGTCATGGTAACCATCCTGCACAAATCTAGGGCACACTCCCCTCGTCCGCTTCAATCCCAACTTGACCATCGCTCCAACGATCGGGCATTGTGGGGTTTCATAGGCAGCAGATAGAGCTTTTGCGCGCATTAACTCTGCGCGAACGCGCTCCCCTGCACCTATGAAACTGTGAGACCAGCCAAAGTTTGCAAGGAACTTGACCGGGTCACGAATGATCTCCCCAGATTCTGAGAAGATCATGCCACAAAAAGAACCCTCACATGGATCGTTGATCATGTCGATCTTGATAGTGAACCCCAAATTTGCGTAGTCCTCGGCTGTGAGCGGTACCGTCGAAGAAAACAGTCCATCATCTCCCTCTACAAATCCATCAAGCTCTCCACCTTTACTCTCTGCAATAAACAGGGCCAACATTAAGTTCGAAAATCCGTTTCCCAATGAAGTGCACATATCACCTGACATGCGTCGAGCTCACACTGAAGCTTTGAGACCTGTCCGTGTAGAAATCCGATTTCGCCCAGACAACACATTACAAATAAACTCAGAATCCTCTGGGTAATTTGAAAGACAATGTCTGTACAAAACCAACTCTATCGCGTCCATTATCTCAGGCTTAAAGTGGGACTCAAACGCAGTAAAATCAGTTTGATAATACACAACACCTGACTTACGCATTTTCAAAATCTCCTTCGGCCGGTCCACTACAGGAATATGCTTGATAAACTGAGGCAGATCATAAACTGCATTCTCGATGGCCTTGAAGAACGGGCCAGAGAAAACTTTGAACTCATCTACTCGCGAATTGATCATGCGGGAATGTTTGTAACATGGATATGACTCCGTCTTGACAAATGCCTTAACTTTCCTACATGAAGTCAAACTTGGTCGACAACCCAACGTCCGTTCAAATACCTGCCTCAATTCAGACTTCCTACCATTATCGTAGGATGTGGAATCGAGCCATTCTTCAAACGTCAGTTTGGTTACTTTCGGAAGTTTTTCTTCGCAGAATCGTTGTACAAATGCCTTGAGAGCAGTGAGATCTCCATGCTCCGGTACTTGCCTGAGCACACGCTGATTGAAACCGGCTTCCGTAGTTTCAGGATCATTGGTGTCCATGCAAATAGGGGCAAACCCGGGGACTTCCAAGCCCAAGCCTTGGAACATCCGCCTTCTCTCGCGTCGTTTGGTTGGGACCAATACTTTTGTCTGCGGGTCCGCGGGCGCAGGCATCGCCAGAGGTATCTCCCTCACACGGGCTCCCACCGCGTAAAGGTGCCCAGAGCCCTCCACGGCTTTGGGCGATACTCCTGGCCCCCGTAAAAATTCCTCCTCCTCATGTACATCATGGCAACCTCTTCAGAACCATTCAGCACGTCAACATACATGTCATCTGGTATGTTGAGTGCGGCGAGTCTTCTACTTTTACAACGGATGTTTTTCTTCATGTCAGATTCACTGACTTCACGATCGAAGTCTGCGATGAGCGATGACACGAAGTGTGGTGAGTAGACCAACCTCCTCCTAGAGCTCTTTCTATGGAAATAGTTCCATCCAAAGAACGCCAGGGAGAGATAGGGCAATGTGAAAAACAGCCTCTCATACCCATAATGAAACACAAAAAGATTTGACAGAAGACAGAACAAACTGACTAGTGTCAAAATGATGATATTCTTACAATTGAATAGGTACGGGAGACGTGTCCAGGTGCAACGAATGAGCCGGATGTCCTTCTCCACGCGCTTCACTCCACGCTGGCCAACCAGGCGGCGGTCTTGGTCATTCCTCGAGATCTCCTCCTCAAGCTTCATATGATAAACGTGGCCCTTCCCAACATGTTCACAAACTTTCCTCATGAACTTGTCGTTTTTGGCGTGATTTACCTCTAAACCATCAAGGAAGTCGTCGTTCCGAATGACGTCGACCGGGGCGGGCGGGGGCGTGGGTAATGCTGGTGGAGTTGGTGGTGGTGAGCGGGGTGAGAGTGCCGGCCCAAGTTCACAATCGCCCTCTGCATACCTCTCTGGGATAGGCAAGGGGGGGATATGTGGCTTGAGTGGACGCAAGGGACGTGATATTGTTGATGTACATGGTGGCGGCGTGACTAGGATGGGTGTTGGTGATGT